GATTCAAAATCAATATAAAGGTTTTGAAAATCAAGATATTGTAGAACTAAAAGAACATATTGAACAAGGGGGAGATATTAATTCTTTTAGATATATTAAGAGTCTTGAAAATGAGTATTCTAATATTCAAATACCAGAAGATAAAGTAGAAGAACATGAAAAAATAGCAAAGTGGTTATATACTGATATTCAAGGTATTGACGTAGAAGATGCTGATGCTCTTATTGAGAAAAGAAAAGATAGTGGGACTTTGCTTGATTTTGTTAAAAAAGGAGTTGGTCTTGTGTCTAATCAAAGACAAGCTGAAATTGATGCTGAAAAGAATAGAGTATTAGAAGAAAATAAAGCAGCTTATGAGCAACAACTTGCATTTCAACGTGAAGTAGAGGATGCTTTTAAAACTAATAACTTTAATGGTGTTCGATTAGATAATAAAGTATTAGGAGAAGTACAGAAATTAACTACTCCTACTAATGGGGAAATTCCATTACAAGGTATTGTAGATAAGTTTAATGGAAGTCAACATACTTTATTAAACTATTTTGCGTATTGTCTTGCTAATAATCTACCAATTGAATATAAACCTGTTAATGCTAGACCTAGTGGAACAAATAAACCTGTTCATCAATTATTAGGTAAATCAGGAACAGCGGCAAAAGGAGATATAATATCGAATTTAGGAGAATTAAAAAGTATCGTTTTTGGAACATAAATAATAAACTAACAATATAATATGTATCCTTTTAGTCAAGACCTTGTATTGAGTCAAGGAATTTATAATGAGAATCAGTATATAGGTATGGCAAGCCTAGATTCTATTCGACAATCTTCTGGTATAGACCCTGCAATGGCTAGTTATATTAATAGTCAAGCAGTATATGCTTTTGGAAGTGACGCTAATTTTGGCGTAAAGAACTTTCCTATCCTAATGGAGACACAAGGTAGAGGTCGTAAAAGGGGAGTTACTAGTTATGATGGTATGGTTTATAATATGATTTTTGGTAAACCTAAAAAAGTATCTGTAATTGCACGTAGTATTCAATATGGTACTGCAACTGTAGGACTTAACTATCAACCTTTTTATGTTATTTATAAAGATAGACATTTTTATAAAGGACAAGTTGTAACAGCAGGTGGTATTATGGGCAATGCTCAAATGCAAATTAAAGATGCTGGTGTAAAAGAAGGTAATGGTTGGAAATTCCAATGTCAAGTATTTGGTAAATCTACTGACTTTATTCGTGCTGAATATCTTCGTGCTAATTCAATTTGGGCAGAAGGTGTTGTTAAAGTTTCATTAGAACATTCACGTGGTACTGAAAGTAGAGGATATGGCCCTAGCCGTGTTAAAAATAAACTTTCTTTAATTCGTGAGTCTATTAATGTAGCAGGTAATGCAGCAAAGAAAGTATTAAATTTTACTATCAAAGCAGATGGTAAAAGTTTTAATATGTATTATGATTGGGAAAAATATCTAAAAGAACTTTCTTGGAATGCTAAGAAAGAAAATGATATTCTTCTTTCTCGTATGAACGAAGATGAAAATGGATTTACTCAAAATGTAGATTTGGATTCTGGTAAACCTATTCCTTCTGGGCATGGTATTATTAAACAGATTCCTGATACACATATTATGTCATATACTCGTATGACAGAACGTAAACTTGATACATTCCTTACAGATACTTTAGATATTAGTTCTAATCTTGATGTAGATTTAACTAAACCTAAAGTTATTGATGTAATGGGAGGTTATGGTTTATTTCAGGAAATTGATTATGCAATGAAACGTAGTATGAATACGTTGAATCTTATTCAAAATTCTGATATTGTTGTTAAGAAAAACAATGAAGGTGGATTAACTTATGGTGGATATTTTACTCAATACCAACATAGAAGTGGTGCTATTTATCGTTTTACGCATCATCCATTCTTTGATACTTCTGCAATTGCACAATCTGCTCCTCGTCACCCTGTTACAGGTCGTCCTATTACTTCTTATGAAGGTATTATTCTTAACTTCTCTGAAATTTCAATGGGAGATGGTAAGACAGCACCTAATATTGAATATCTATACGAAGAAGGTCGTGAATATGTAGAGGGTATGGTTAGAGGTATGGCTTATATTGAAGGAAAACAAGGAGGTGATATTGCAACTGATATTGATGCAAGTGCATTACACATGATGGCTTCACAAGGAGTTCACGTTAATCAACCTCTAGGACTTGGTTATATGAAATGTAAATTATCTTAATATGGCATTGATAGAAAGAAAAGCAAAGGTATTTAGTGTAAATAATAATGAATATTTACCGCCTTCGTTTATAGAGAACTTTGATAATAAGACAGTATCTTATACTACAGGATTTGGAGAAACAGGATTATCAGTTGGTATTCCTGTTTCTGAACAAGCTAAATGTCCTCAGTTTGTTAAATCAGTAGGAGTAGACCCTAATAATCCTAATTGGACAGAGAAAGTATCAGATTATTGGGCTGAATTTGAATATAAAATCCCACTTGGTAAGATAGGTAAGAATAATAAAGTAGAGGATGGTCTAGAAGTAGATGGTTCATATACTAAAGGAGAGGATGGAGTAATTCATCCAAATGATATTAATGGATATATCCTTCTTAACCTAATGGAGAATGACATTGAAGTAGCTAAATCAGTTGGAGATTGGCCTTATAAGAACCAATATAAATTCTTTTGTTTAGATACAACTAAGCAAAAAGAAGAAGAAAATAAAGCTATTAAAGATGCAGGTCTTGTTTTACGTAGAACAGCTAGTTTAATTAGTAAAAAAGATAATAATGAGGTTCTTAAATTCATTCTTCAAATCTTTAATACAGAAGTAAGTCCTATTGAAATTGGTACTTATAATCGTTTAGATTTAGAAGCAGGAATTATGCAATTAGCACAAACTAAACCTAATGCTATTGTAGAAGCTACAGAAGAAGGTTATAATCTTGAACAGAAAGCATTTATTCGTGAATTGATTCATAGTGGTGCAATTAATCAACAAGGAAGTACATATTTTCATGGAGTTAATAAAATAGCTACTACAGATGAAGAAATGATTCGTTGGTTACTAGACCCTGTAAATGTTAATACAATTCAGCAATTACAAGCAGTAATTGCTAATTATAGAGCAACTAATGTTATCAAGCCAACAAATTCACTTTAGTATTGTTAATCAATTAACACTAGGTTCATATACTCTTAGAGATTATGACTTTGAAGAATTGGATTATATTATAAATTCAGTTGTTTATGATATAGTTAATAATACTAATGAAAAAGATTTAAAGGATAGAACTAATGTAGAAGAAGGTATAATAAGACGATTAATGAAATCTTATTGTACCTTTCCTACTAAGATAAATGATAATGAATGGAAGTTTTCTTTACCCCTTGACTTTAGTAGTAAAAATAGTGGAGAAGCATTAGTTTATGATACTACTTGTACTACTAAAGTTACTAAAATAAAGAAAGATAAAGTTTATAAAGCATTAGGAGATGTTAAATATAATGGAGTTTGGTATAAGAAATGCGATATAATAATTGGAGATTCAACCGAAGATTATTATGGAGATTTGATAGAAGTAGGAAGTACTATCAAACCAGCTACAGATATAGATTATAATGTTTACAATTTATACAATCCTTCTGATAGAGTAAGATATACAATAGAAGGTAATACTGTAAAAATTAAATCTAAATATGCAATCGCTAGATTCTGTTTAAGTTATACTGGACAGCTTCTTGAAGCAGATAAAATAAATCATTGTATAGGTCAAACACTTAATTTTCCAGAGACTATACAACAATATGTTATTAATAAAGTAGTTCTTAAACTATCGGTAATAACAGATGAATCACAACAAAAAGTAATTAATCTTAAAACTGTAAATATAACACAATGAACTCACAACTTTTTATAGCTTCTTCTGTTGTCCAAAATACTGCTGTTGAAAGTCTTACATCAGGTCAACTAGGACTATATGGAATAGATAGTGTGACAAATCAGACTATTAGTGTATCTCCTACAAGTAAAGTAGATTTATTTTATGCTGCATTAGGTAAAACTAGTGGAGGTGCTTGGTTAGGTAGAGAATTAAAACAACCTCGTAATCGTAATTTTGAATTGCGTAAATTTCCATATCGTGCTGCTGTAAAACCAATTAAAATTGCTTCTATTGATTGTATTGGTTCTTCTGTGTATGATGAATTTGAATTGAAGATTGTAGGACGTTCATTATATGAAGGTTTTGGAGGTATTGAATCTTATTTCCGTACATATAGTGTAATGGGTAAATATGCTAATTCATTAGCACTTTATACAGCACTTAAAGCACAAATTGATGCTGATGGAGAAGCTAAGATTATTGATTCTGTTACTGTATCATCAGCAGGTATTACTATTATTGGTAAAGTAGGACAAGTATTGACAGTAAGTCTTATTATGACTCGTGACCAAGAAGATACTTGTTTACCATGTGTTTCTTGTGAAGCAACTGTAGTATCAAGTAATGATGGTGATACTGGTTCAGGTACTTATGACCAACTTTTAGCATTACAAAAAGAATGGGCTATTTGGGCAGGTCGTGGATATATGTCAGATAGACAATTCAAACTTCCTATGGAAGATTTTCCTATCAATAGGGCTACTACATGGGATATGTATCTTATTAAGTGGACTAATGAAAATCAACCTAATGAAAGTCATGGACAGGTATTTAATGTATTTCAACAAGTAATGGTAGCTGTTCCAGCAGGTACTAATATGAGTTATTTTACTCAAACAGTAGAGGGATTAACAGGTAAAACATTCTTAGTTACTGCAAATCTATAATGATTGATTTCACATTTAAAGATAACTGTGATACAAAACAATTAGATATACAAGATGCAAGTACAGAATATGGTTATCAAAAGGCTGTACTAGCTATTGAAGATTTAGGGTTAAAGAAAGAACTTAATCAGGCAACAAATCCAAGATTAATTGATTTCTTTAATCCTAGTCTTAATACTAAAATATCTTTTGATGTTGTGTATGATGGATTATACAAAATAGATTATTATTTATTTAATTCAGTACAAGCTGTCTTATATGAAATAGGTTCCAATATTATTGCAGCACCTAACATATATGACAGCTTTTCTGATTTTAATTATATATATCTTGATGATATATATGAAATAGATAAGACTTTAAGTACTCCTCATGCTCTATTTCTAAAAAGACCAGTTCAAAGTAGTTTTGATATTCCTTATAGGGGAAAGTTAGTTTCTAAATATGCTGATTATCTTTGTAATACTAAATTAAAAGTTACTAAAGAAGTATTAAATCTTAGATGTACAGATTGTATTAAAGAACAAGCTAAATTAACTAAATCATTACTACAATTAGAAATAGTTAAAAGTCCTAGTGCTACTATTCAAGAAAAGAAAGATATTATTGCTGAATTATTAGCTACTTATGGTACTGCAAGATGTTAAGAATCAAATAGAAAAATGTCTTTTGCAATTATATGTAGAAGACATTAAGCTAAAAAGATATTTAATACCTAATAAGACAATACAGGGTAAAATCTTTATCTTACAGTCCTTATATAAGGTATTTGATTGGGTACAATATACTGATTATAATTCTTATAAAGAACTTGTTAATAGTTTATGTACTTGTAATTTATATGAATCTATTTCTCAAAAAGTATTATTACAATCTTCTCCTTATCAGTTCTTTCAAGAAGAATGGATAGGAGCAGATTTTTGTTGTGAGAAATATGAAGAAGAATGGATAGGTAGTGACCCTTTATGTGAATTAATATAGCAATGGCTAAATATAAAGTACTTGAACTTGATGGTAACTGTCTAAAAATAGATTTAGGTAGATATAAAGATTGTGTAGATTTATCGCCATTAGCAAGTAATATTAGTGCTAATTGGGGTAGTATAGGGGGTACATTATCAGCACAAACTGATTTACAAACTGCTTTAAAT